ACTGCCAATTTCAATTTCTTTATTCATTCCATATGCATGAATATTGAGAAATTTTTCAATCTTTTCAACAGTCATCCGATTGTCAATAATCTTTAATAGGTTTCTAATATATGGAACTCTACAAACTTCAGATTTAACCAAAGATGCAAGTCTTATAATTTCTGGGTGTGCATGATTATTCATTCTCAATGCGAGGAAGTTAATAAGGCTTCTGAAATTAATAGTCCAAATCATTTTGCTTCTGAAATTCTCAACGATTAAATATTTGTAGCAATCTGCTGGAATCCCAATCGACTTAGCCCACTTCATAGTTTGAAGAGAAGTAAAGTCAAGCCCATGCATTCTAGTTAGGAATTCACGCCATATTTCGGAATTTATATTATCTGGCTTTTCTGGTATAACAAAGTTCTCTACATTTGTTGATATAACTTCTTCGAAGCTTGCTGGTGAAATATTTAAGTCACCGTAGCTAGTTAAAGTATCTAATAATTTGGAACAGGAATATCTAGTAGATTTTACAGTTGGACTAGCCATTCTATGTCTAGCCAATTGCTGTAAAATTGCTCTTGAGAAACCGCTTAATGTAAAGTTCAATGTAATGTGTTCTGAAACACTTTCATGCTTCCATAAACCAACTACCTTATTCACGATTTCCATTGTAGGGTTATCTATATTATATGGTATCCCAACTGCTTTAACAATGACCTTAGATGGGGGAAAGTGATTTAATTCAACTTTAATATACTTCATTTTAACCTTCTATATGACTTTTGAGAGTTGCAATTAATTCTTCGTAGCTTCCACTAAGAGCCTTTGTTCTAACTACTTCAATTTCATCGTTAGCCCATCCCTCTCTTTTTGCCTGACGTTTGAATTTGACTAGAAGTGAATATGCGTTTCCACCATCATGTAAATCTCCTGTAAAATCTTTTAATTTTTTCATCATTACCTCCAATTGATTATATTATATAACAAACCATAACATTATGTCAACATTTATTTATAAAAAAAATGACACCATTACTGATGCCACCTTTTACGAAATATCCCAATGGGATTATTTTATACTTAAAACAAAATTTACCCAACCACAATCATTTGCAAATTTATTCTTAGATATAGCAATTCGATAGTTCTTTGTATGATTGATAAATCCAGCATCTTTGAAAATCTTAGTCCATTTTTCATCAGAAAAGCAAGATATGTGTGTTGGGTCGTCACCTTCTCTTGGAACTTCTGGACCTTCTCCAACGGTGCTTATATAAAGGATTGCGCCAGATTTCATAACACGCTTTATTTCAGCAAGTTCTTCCATGATATCTTCTTCTGGGATATGCTCAATTACTTGACTCATGTGAACGAAATTGAACTTTGAATCATTGAATGGAATTTTATTATTTTCAATAACAGCCATTCTATCTTTAACCTTGGTGAATTTGGTATTGTCTATATACCACTGAGATACATCACAACCAAACATTTCTAGCCCATTCTTGCGGAATAGCTCACAGTAGCTACCAGTAGCACAGCCAACATCAAGAGATATTGAGTCTTTTACAATGATATTCCCAAATACTTCATTGAGGAAATTCATATATTCCTCATGCCAACCACCAACTGAATTCATATCGAATCCCTTATCATCTTTACAATATTCGTGATACTCTTTTCCATACTTCATTTTAAATACTTCCTTTACCAAACTTCGTTGGTTCTTCTTCTATCCAAATAAATTACACCATCGTCATGTAGGGTTCTTGGAGACTGAACATTGAAAATGATGTTAAATTCTACACCAAGGCTTTTCAATTCGGCAACTAATGTTTCCTGAGTTCTTTCAATACTCCATTCCTTGCCTTTATCTTGTCCTCCTCGCATTGTAATAAATATCAATGTATCACCTTTTCGGCTAAGTTCCAAGATTTTATCCCTAGCACCATCAATCCATTCATTTGTATGATACTCAAAAACAGTTCCATCTATATCAAATATGTGTGTAGCCAAGATTAGCTCCTATAAAAAAAATCCTCCCAAAATAAATGAGAGGATTTTTTTTTGTTTTACATCATTTTGGTGAAAGCATTCGATATACTTTCATTACTTTTTCAAGTTCCAGTGTGGCAACTCTAACCTTTCTGTGACCAGATTTGGTATTTGTATCAATACCACTTCCGATAGTTTCAAGTAATTCTTTAATTTTAGCAATTGCTTCATTTAGTTCCATTTCTTCTTCTCCAATGTTTAAATTTTAAATCGTTTATGAGTCTAGGTCATCTAGGTCAAGTCCGTCAAGGTCATCTGATTTAGAAGGAGTTTTTGCTTTGGATTTAATGACCTTAACAGGCTTCTTCTTTTCAGCTTTCTTAACAGGCTTCTTCTTTTCAGCTTTCTTAACAGGGGGCTTAGAAGCTTTCTTTTCAACCTTATTAACAGGTTTTTCGACAGGTTCAGCTTTCTTAGCATTTTTAATTTCAAGCTCAAGGATTTTAATTCTTGCTGTCTTCGTTGCGATATTGTTCTTGATTTCCTTCTTCTCTTTTTCGAGCTTAATGATTTCTTGTTTAAGTTCATCATTAGTCATCTTGTCGCAACGAGCTTTATATGCTTCAATTTCTTTCTTCTTAGTTTCCATTATAGAAACCTCCATTTGGTTTAATTCATCACATTTGATGATATTCTATACTATCATATTCAAATCACAATGTCAAATATATTTCTTTATATTTTTTAAAGATATTCTCTCTATTAAATTGCCTAGAACTGCAACTGAACACTCTTTGCATAAATATATATATTCGCCAGTTTTCAAATCATATGCGTAAACAAGTAAGCTTTTCCCACACCGATTACAAGTATGGGGTTTAAGCGTACCCATGGGTGGAATGTTATTTTCCTGTGCTTCCATAGCCACCCTCACCCCTTTCAGTCTTATCCTTACAGATTGTATCGGACTCGATGATATGAACGTCGTCAGCACCCTCTATAATCATCTGAGCAACTCTATCGCCAGCACTAACTAAATAATCTACTTTACTGTGATTAATTAGGATTACGCCAATATCTCCCTGATAGTCGGCATCGACAGTTCCTGGAGCATTTAATACGGTTACACCAAATTTCAAAGCCAATCCCGAACGAGGTCTGATACCAAGACCTACTTTATCATCTTCTGGTTGCCAACATAATCCAGTTTTAACCAAAGCCCATTCACCAGCAAGGATTTCAACATCTTCAATTGCGTGAAGGTCATATCCCTTGGCTTTCTTAGAGCCTTTTACTGGTATAACTGCTTTATCGTGAAGTTTTCTGAAATAAATAATATTTCCTGTTAATACATTTCCTGTCATTTCTTTCGATTCTCCTTTTCCCATTTACGTTTCTGCTTACGGTTCATTCGACACGTATCGGCATTGAATCCACCATCAGGTTTAGCATCTTCCAAAGAAGCCCTTTTCATCTGCTTATTACGCCGACCAGCTTCCTTTGAAAGACCTTTACTACTCAAACCCTTACCCATAATAACCTCCTACGATATATGGCAATTTCCCCCACCACAACACAGTTCAACTTCTTTGGTATCTTCTTCTTTGGTATCTTCACTGAGAATATCAGCCCATTCTATATCTTGCTCAACTGCATATTTTTCATAAGTCGCTTTATCTATTTTGTCATATGGCAAATATAGAAATCCGCTAGTATTAGTTGCAATCGATTCTGGTAAGAATGATAATCCTATAAATTTATGATTACCAATAAGGATATTTTCAACTTCTTCCCATTCATGTTCACGAACATAAACAGTACAACTTGGGTTATGGTCACACCAAGAATTCAACACTTCATTGACATATTCAAGTTGTTGTCTGGCGGTCACATCTTCAACAAGAAGTGAATTTTCTGGACTCTTCATTGCAAACTTAAATACTCTACCATTAACACCTTTAATATCTTCATATGAGATACCATTCTTTGCAAGTGCATCATGTAATGGGCTTTCAGTTCCGATTAATACTCTACGCATATAATACTTGGAGTATCTTGGATGAATACCACTCGAGCATCCAACTAGTTGAGATACAGTTCCAGATGGTTTAACACAAGTATTTGCCTTTGGTTTTGATTTAAGCCCAACTACTTTCCAGAATTCTTCTACAGTATTATCAACAACCCGTTTGAGTATTCTTAATCTTGCACCAAAGTCACCAGTTGTATATGCTTGACAGTCACATAAACCAGTTAATGATACGCCTATAACTGGGTCATTTTCCTGATTGAATGTAACTTCATCTGAAACAAAACCATAATCGGTTAATGTCGCTTGTAATAAAGCTAAGATGGTAACGTATCTTACATGAGTCATATCATCCTTGAGAGAGTAATGTGGTCTACATACCTTCTCAACTAGGTTACATTGCTTAGTCAATACATTATTAAAAACACATTGATGTAATTTATTTTCAGTTAAGCAATACGATTTATGTTTACCATTTAATTTCACAATACTTTTATATATTTGATTTTTTCCCTTTCCAGTAGATTCATTGCGATTGTTGCATATTAAGCGTTTGCATGGGATATTTATAGTTTTTACAATTTGAACATAATATACACCAGATTTTCGTATAAATGTATCATTGTTTGGTGTATTGGCAACACTTCCCCGTTTCGCCATTATATTAAATGATGAATTTATACCAACCTTTGTTAATAGAAGTTGCAAATCTTTAATATTTTCACAATTTCCATAAATGCGAATACCTTTAGAGGCATTACATCCGTCTGCATCAGCCCACCCAGCAATAAATTTTAGTATAGATTTACGATTCCATGAAAATATATCTTTGGGTAGCCCTTGTTCGGTTTTCATACGTTTACATAAATCTACATTAAGTGTATCGAAATATATATTTTTGTATTCTGAACCATTTTGATTTTGATATACTTTGTCAACAATCCTTCCATTGAGTCCATTTATAGGTTTATTACTATTTGTAAATATATCTGATTTTGGAGTACATGTATTTTTTGTATATAATAAGCTACCATCACCGATAAAGAAACCATATTCATACGCATCATTTATAGAAATGCCTTCATCTTCCATCATTTTAATATTACTTCTTGGTGAATGTATACTATATTTACTATCTTTGATTAAATCGATTAAATCGATTAAATCGATTTCTTTAAATTCTACATTAAACCGATTTTTAACCAAAAATTTGTGATTTTTCGTTGCATCTAAATAAGAACCATCTGAAAATGAAACTCTATACAAATCGTCATTATCTCCAGTTTGATATGGCTTGACCTTAGACCATTCAACGCCGTTCCAAATTTCAACTTCCTTTCCTATAACATCCTCAATCTTTTCAATTCCATCCTTTGTAATAATTTTTGTATCCCCCGAAACACAGAAAGCATTAGGTGGAATTATAATCTCTCCACATGGATTTACACCCCATCCCTTTTTACTTACTCTGCCAAGCCCTTTCATCTTCTCTTCAATGTTCTTGTAGAAGATATATCCTGGTTCTCCATTAACCTTAGTCAGTTTCCAAGCCTTTTTGAATTGCTTTTTGTTTTCAAAATAAACCATTGAGTTATTTGAATTATATCTCCATGGATATAGAGCTAGATTTTCCTTAGTCTTGCAATAAATCATTTCTTCATCGTTTTCATCGAAGAGACTGATTAAAGCGGCTCTGCGAACGCCACCCTGAACTGCACAATCGGCAATCATACAACAGATATCATGAACTTGGATTGGTTTGATTTTTGTTTGACCCAATGCGAGTGCTTCGTTGAACATATCTAATATAAATTCACGCACTTTCAATAATGGTGCTGGCCCTGACGCATAGCCACCAGAAGTTAATAGTGGCGCACCATGTTCACGAACATTACTCGTATCAAATGCAACGACATTCCCTTCATATAATTGTTCTATGAAATTATTCAGAGACCAAGCCCAACCACTTCTAGTATCTTCAACGACATCTATCTCATTCTTGGTGTACCATGAATCGGGTAATGTAGGTAACTGATTTACGAATTTACTTTGTACAGATATTCCTACACCACATGTGCAGAGTAAGGAATATAACAGGTCTGCAAAGGATTTAATAGAATCAATTGCTTGATATTTACAATTAAATGCCATTGCATTTTCAGCATCAACGGCTTTACCAGCGGAGAAAAATAATCTCATTGAACCAACAATAGACTGTTCGTGCATAAGTTCCCTACACACTTCTATGGCTTTTTCAATTTTATCATTACCAGTAAATCTATTCTTGATATAGTCTATGTATCTATCGACCGACTCGGCATATTTCTCCATTCTGCCGTTATGTTTTCCTGCGTAAGTTCTATTGTGAATAATGTTTTGATATACACTTAAATTTGCCATTTAATCTTTAGTATCCTTTAAAAATTTTGGTTGACACAATATAGCACTTTTCAGCCATTTTTAGTATGAATATTTTTAATTGTTGTTGATTATATTGTTTGGAAATCGCATCTTAACCCACTCATGGATGAGTTTAAATTCTTTTTCTGATAGATGTTCTTCCATCACATGCAATTCTTCGATTGTACATTCTCTACGTTTTGCCCTGACTCTTTCATCAGCAATAATAACATATGGAATGATATCAACATCAAATCCAAGCTTTGTCATTATAACAAATATTTCCATTAAGAAACGGAAGTCATCAATGATAATGTAATCTATAGGTGTATCTTTAAACCTTCCAATTATATCAATCATATACTCAGCCCAGATAGTCATTCTGTGAGGTTGGGCGATATTGGTTCCAACTAACTGATATGCCTTTCGGATGCTTTTAATTTTGTGTTCGTCACTTATATCAACTTCCCATGAATTTCTAACCAACTTCACAACTCGGTCATAATCATCTTGGGTCTCTTCCGAAACCTTTATATCTCTTCCAACGCCAGAAGCTCCCCTGACAAAATTATATATTGTAGTTTCAATCTCACTATCAAATGCGCCCTCTGTAAGTATTTTTGTAACTGGCTTTAAGTTCTTATCAAACCCAAACATAGAATCAACAAACCTCTTTATAGGGTCTGCAAAAGATAAATTGAGGATTCTTTTCCCAACTTCTTTCAATTTCTTAGTGTGTTGTGACGTGATATAACCTTTACCAGAGCCAATTTGCCCTGCATATAATCTAATTTCCATTATCTAATTTCTCCATCTTTTTAGTGATACCAACCCATCCAACAAAATTTTCTAACGATTCAATTGAATTCATTCTATCGAATGTTGAGATTGCGTTTTTATCATAATGACTTGGTATAAATTTAATGACATTTGTAAATATATCACCATTTGGTTTTTCTACAGCGATATGATAAAATTGAAGTCCCATGTCATCGTTGACGTTTGGTCTATTAATTCCAACTGCATTCTGCGTTATTTCGATATACTTTTTAATTTTTTCTGAAACCATATAATGTTATCCTTTACCAAAGTTTATTTAATTTGCGCTCGATTCCAAGTTCATCGTGATATCGCTGTCCATCCATTCGATATTCAATCAAATCAATATATTCCTGAGCTAGTTCAATCCCAATATATTTGCGGTCTAATTCTTGTGCCATGCATAAAGTAGTACCAGAACCAGCCATAGGGTCTAATACAACATCACCCTTATTGCTCCAAGTTTTGATATGGTCTTTTGCAAGTTCCAATGGAAATGTAGCTGGATGCACCGCAAGGCTTTTATCGCCATAATTGACCACGCCCACGTTATAACGCCAGATATTCCAGCGGTATCCGAAGTTCTTAATCACTGCACCACGTTTCTTACATGGTTTAACTTTCAAAGAACCATCAGCTTTACGCTCAGTTCCACTTACCTTCATTCCAGCATGTTTATTTTTTCTATCCTGAATTGCGTTGAATGTCTTAGGTTCACCTTTTGTCAGAATAAACATATATTCAAAACATTGATAGTAACGGTATACTTCTGGGTAAGGAATTGCATTCTTTTCATATATCATTGTATCGTGTACGTTCATACCAAGAGAATTGAAAAATAAAGCTTGTTTAAAGCTCGTCAGGCTTTCCCCTTTGGCTTTAGTGGATGAATCGCCGACTATCCACACAAGAGTTCCACCAGGCTTGAGTACGCGATATAGCTCTTTTGCAATTGCTTCAAAGTCGAATACAAATCCTTTATATTCTCTAAGCTTGTCATATGGGGGACTTGTAACAACTAAGTCTATACATTCATCAGGTAATGTAGTTAAGACTTTTGCACAATCTCCCTTTAATATCTTATTCGTTTCCATCATTCACATCCCTCCGTCATTTCGCTATATATATGGCTTAATGCCTTTGTATACGCACTTTCACGTTCATCACACATTTCCATATCTTGTAGAGTTTTTATAGCATCTTCATATGTAACCATGTTATGTATTAGTTCAACAATCAATTGTTTTGCAAATAATTCTTTTTGATTATCGTTCATTTCACGCACTGCATCCGTCAGTAAATCTTTTGATTTCTGTAATGCACTTACCTGATTTTCAAGTTTACAAATATCCCTAACCATCCCGATACAGATTATTACTAATATGGCTCCGATGATGGGAATTGGCATTCTTCTGCTCCTATTAAATCAACGTCATATACACCATGATTAAATTGCATAGTATATTTTTTGAGTAGAATTCGCTGTCTATATAGTCCATGTTCATTTGCTAAATATTCTCGCAATTCTTTGAACTTAACACCCGCCTCAACTATAAATCGATAAGAGTTACCCCTTATTTGTGTCCAACCTACCTTCATAATTTTTATCCTTTTTGAAATGAATATCAAACTCAAGACCCAATGCTTTAGAAAGGTCTAAGATACTTCTGAGAGAAAGAATGAATGTAGGGCTTAGAACGGCAGATATATTCGCTCTAGTACAACCCATTATCTTTGCTAGGTCACTTTGTGAGATATTATCAAGTTCATGTATTCGCTTTCTGAATACATCTTTGATTTTGTCCGAAATTTCTTGCAGTTCTTTTTCAACATGCTTATTTCGTTTTGCTACTTTTGGCATACTTGTAACTCCTGTCTTGAAGATAGAAAGTCGGAATTGTAAACTACAAGTTCCAACAGATTATATTTGGTGAGTGGTTTCATGAAACTATCTCCACCAAACGGTCCCATATGGTGCATGACACACTGTGAGATATACTTCCAAATGCGTTCATCCAACATACTTTTATTCTTCTGTATCATCTTAACCGCAACGACTGGATGATTTATATAATCCCACCAGTTAGGATATTTTTGCATCTTGCCGATATCATGCAGTAATAGAGAAGATAGAACAATATCACCTTTAATATTATTTACTTTCTTTTTACCATCACAATCCCATTTATAGGCTTGCATAAATAGATTAGCATACCAACAGGCATATTGAATGTGCCATATAAGCCCGCCCTTGGCTCTCGCTGGAAGTGGATGATACTTTTTACTAGCTGGTATCTCAGAAAGGAAATCAGGGGCTTCTTTTAAGCACTTGACCGTAAAATCCCTAATAGATTTATTATAAATATTATTTATAATACCCTGTAGGTTTGTATAATTCAATTTAAACTCCTTAAATGTGCATTTAATCAATTATAACAATTCATCTATCCATTGTCAAGATATTCTTTACATCTATAAAACTATTGTGCTATGATTAGACTATGAAAATAAATGAGATAGAAGCGATAAAAATGAAGTTACTCGGCGTCCTAGATGACCCCGAATTCGTAAATGATTTATTTAGAGAATATAAAGGACGAGAAGGTGAAATTTCTCAGATTATAAATGAATCATTTGAAGAGATTGTTGAGATGTCAAATCCATTTAGATATGAAATGGTTAGCCCTGAAACATTCCTAGATGACCCATATTATTGTGGGATAAATCCAGAAAGTGGTGTCGGTGTTTGTGAATCGATATATCCACAACTAAGAAAGGATTTCATAAACATACATAGCCCAGATTCAGTTATATCCGAAGTGGTATTAACTGGTTCAATTGGATGGGGAAAATCATTTTTCATGCAACTTGGAGTATTGTGGCAACTCTACTATCTGGCTTGTCTGAAATATCCCCAGAGATATTACCGATTGGCTCCCAGTACTCCCATAGGTATAATCATTATATCTGTTACAGAGAGACAAGGTAAAAAGAACATTTTTGCCACTGTTAAAGATATGATACGCATGATACCTTTTTTTCAAGAGAACTTCATGTTTGATGAAAAGAAAGCAACTGACTCATTAATATTCCCAAATAAGATTGAATTATTTCCAGCATCTTCTTCTCATTCGTCAAATATCGGTCTTCACCTATTTTCTGGCGCAATGGATGAAGCAAACTTCTTCAAAAAGATTAAGAATTCTAAGCGTTCTGAAAATGGAACTGGTTTGTTTGATGAAGCGAAAACATTGTATAGAAGCTTGAGACGACGACTTGATTCTCGATTTTTGAAAAGGGGTAGACGTCCTGGAATTCTATACTTGGGTTCCTCAAGAGTATATCCAAACGATTTCACAACTGAGCATATTGACGAATTAGAATCAGCCATGAGAAAGACAGGAAATAAATCTGCACATATCATGGATTATAACCAGTGGAAAGTAAATCGTGATGCATATTCAAAACAAGAATTCCGAGTTGAAATTGGTGAACTGAATAGAAGAAGTAGAATTCTGAATGAATTTGAGAAGCCGAAAGGTAAAGTGGTTATCAATGTTCCAATGGATTTCTATGACGCATTTGAGAGAGATATTGAGAATGCTATAAGAGATATCGCTGGACTTGGTGTTCATGCTATTCAGCCATTCATCGGTAATAAAGATAAGATTATGGAAATGTTTGATGAAGGTCTCCAAAGCATTTTCAGCGTTGAACAAGCAACACTTTCACCGAAATCAGAATTCTTAGTTAGAGAATTCATTCGTAAGACCTGCACCAATCCAGATGTTCCAAGGTATAGTGGAATGGATATCGGGATAACGAAAGATAGGTTTGGTTTTGCTGTTGGTTATATTGAGGGATATGCCGATATGAAACGTGAATTATTCAATGACGAAACTCAGAAAATGGAAAGTTATACTGAGAGATTACCAAAAATAGTTGTTGAATTGTTATTGGAAATTGTTCCAGAGAAAGAATTTGGTGAGGTTGAGATAGCACGAGTCAGGTATCTAATCTTCCAATTGATAAAGAAGCTGTATAGAGTTCGTAGAGCAAGCTGTGATGGGTTCCAATCAAAGGATATGCAACAACAAATGAAACGAAATGGAATCAATATGGTATATGTTTCCATGGATAGAACGCCAGAGCCATACGAAACATTCAGAACAGCATTGTATGAAGGTAGAATTCGTTCCGTATATCATCCAAAACTCGAAATTGAACTCAATGAACTTGAGAGAGATTATAGTAGAAATAAAATTGACCATCCACCAACTGGATGTTTCTTGGGTGAAACTAAAATAAAATTACTTAATGGCAAGCATGTAAAAATTAAAGAATTGGTCGGGAAGTCAAATGTTGAGTTATATGGTTGTAAATCCGATGGTGAAATAATTCCAACAATTGCTAAAAAGATATGGAAAACTAAAGAAGTTGTAGATTATTTACAAATTACGTTAGATAATGGGGAAATTGTAAAATGCACACCAGAACATAAGTTTATGTTGCGTGATGGAACTTATAAAGAAGCTCAATATTTAAGCAATGTAGATTCATTGATGCCTCTATACTCAAATTATGAGGGGAGTTTTTTAAATGGATATGAAAGATTTCAAAATAATAAAACCAAGAAGCAGGTATTTACACATTCAATGGTTGATAGATATTATAATGGTAAGCGAGATTCAGACGATGTAGTGGTTCATCACTATGATATAAACCCAAAGAATAATAGTAGTATAAATCTCAAACGGATGACCAGAGAAGACCATGCTAGAGTTCACAGTCTATTAAACGAACTCGGAAATAAACCAGAAAATATTGCAAGGCGAGTAAAAACATTAAAACGAAATACTAGAATTCGTGCTGGTATCGACCCAGATTCAAAATTAGCACCATGGGAAATTCGTTTAAAAGATAGTAAAATGAATCCAGCACAAGTAAGTAAACACTTAACCAAAATTTCTAGGACATCAAATAGAAGAAAATTGTCAAGGGCGCAAGCAAATAAAGTAAATTCTGGCTATTGGCAAAGCGAAGAGGGTAAACTGCGAAGACAGGAACTATCAAAAACGCAATTAAAGGAGGCTCTTGCCAAAAGAATACAGCGAGAAGATGACCGCTGGTTATCCAAATTTGATACATCTTTAGAATATAAAGGTATTGCTGAAATTTACAAAATTTATGGTGGTGGTAATGTTGCTGTCAAACGTCGACTAAAATCAATTGGTTATATAATCAATATAGGATATAAGCACAATCACAAGATTGTAAAAATCGAAAAAATCCATTCAAAAACCCCAATCCCAGTTTATGATATAGAAGTTCCAGTGAGTAATAACTTTGCATTATCGGCTGGTATATTCGTTCACAACTCAAAAGATATGGCTGATGCCGTTGCTTCTATGGTATATAATATGCATGTTGATCCAGTTTATAGCACAAGTGACTTAATGCCGAGTATAATGGGAACTGAGGGCGAAGATGGAGCTACACAACATCATGAATTTAGTGACGACCCAGAAATTGAAGCATTTGAACGAGAAATTCGTGGGATGTAAGGAATTGCAAAGTAGTTAATATTGGTGTATAATATTACCTGAATACGATTAAAGGATGTAATCATATGAGCATATTAAATAAAATTGCAGGAGTTCTTGGCTACGAAGAAAAGAAATCCGTTTCAGTAGACGACCCAACGCCACGACCAAGTGACGTTGTATCGGATGAAGATAATTACCCCGAAAGTGCGAAACAGCATGATTATTGGGGAACTAAAGTTCAAAAGACATTATATATAGATTCTAGCGATAAACTTCGTTATGAAGAATTTGACAAGATGGATAACGAAATGCCTGAGATTTCTTCTGCTTTAGATATAAATGCAGATTTCATCATATATCCGAACTCATATGATAAAACAAAAGTATTCAAAGTTAAGAGTACGGATAAAAAAGCTCAAAATATTATAGATGAAGTAGATGCAAGAATATCCATGCAAGAACAGCTATATGCTCAAGTTAGAGCTATGTTGAAGTATGGTGATAATGTAGAAGAACTAGTTGTAGATGTATCAGGAAAACAATTCTTGGGATTTAGAAATATTCCAGTTAGAACTATAGTTCCTGTAATGAATGATGGTTTCCCATCATCAAGCCCATATATGCTACAACATATTGAAGGTAAAACAATTGCTTCGTTGGATAATGATGAAGTATTTCATTTATCTCTAAACACTGACAGAAAGCGATATTCTGCTCATGGTAAAGGTGTTTCCATGATAGAGAAAAGTAGATTGTCTTATAGACAGATTCTACTTATGGAAGAAGGAATGATGATTTCCAGACTTTCAAGAGCTAATCAGAATTATGCCATGATTGTTGATGTTGGTGAACTACAAGGCGTTGAAGCATTAAACTTCTTGGATAAATATAAATCAAGAGTTATGCGCCGTAAATATATCGATAATCAGACAGGTAGATGGAAATGGAAATATAACCCACTTTCAGTTATCGAAGATATCATGGTTCCAACAAGAGCAGGTTCAGGTGGTAACGTAATTCCATTGAATAATAACTCTGCAGTTGGTAAAAACATTGAAGATGTAATGTATTATCAGGATAAATTCATTTATTCAACTGGAACACCTAAGCTATTAATCGGTAAAGAATTAGACATTAATGCTAAGAGTACGTCAGATGTTCAAATGAGTACTTTCCTCAGAAGAATTAGAAGATTTCAAACTATCATTTCCCCACCAATTAAATTGCTATATAAGCACATTTTAAAGATTGAGGGAATGAATGTTGACCTAGCATCACTCAATATTGAATGGGCTTCTAACTCAACAATAGACCAAGAGCGAATATACATCATTGAGAAACTTAAAGCCGAAGTTGCAAAAATATTAAAGGTTGATTTGAAAGTAGTTGATGATATTTATATTTATACAACTCTAATGGGTATGAGCGAAGATGAAGCCAAAGCAATGAAGCTTAGAATGGATGATGTAAGGGAAGATGAAGCTGATAAAGCCCTTGATATGGCAAACTCACTTAACACAATCAATCCAAATGATAAGGATGAAGAGAAGCCTCCAACAAAGGAAGAATCAATCGCAATCATTAAAGAGAAGTTAACTGAAAGTGAATTTGCTGAATGGGAAAAGATGAACGAAATCGTTGAGAATAACCCAGTCATCGGCAAAATGATGTTTGAATTGATAGAATTATCTCAGGCGAAAATCGGAGAATAATGTGGATATCTTAGATTACATAGAAGCAAAGTTTTCAAAAAATATGCTCAAGAAGAATAAAGGTATTGATATTCCAATCAATACTAATGTGAAAAGTAAAGCTTCTATAATCGGTGACTTCTTTCGAACGAAGAAGTCTTATAGAAAAGAACTTGAAAGAAACTTCTCCGCGTTTAAGACAAATACCATCGATAGGGATGAGTTCTTGTCTTTGCAACGAGAAGCAATTTCAAACAACTTTAAACAGGCATTCTTATTGGGAAAGCAATTTAGTGATGAAGATGCAACCAAATTATCCGAAGATGAAAACCGTTCGATTGGTTATCAAGTCGGTAAAGAAATGCAATTCATGAATACGTTCTCAAAAGATATCATGAATGGAACTGGTAAGATGGATTATAGTAGAAGACTTAAAATGTATTCAGATAGTCTAAAGCCAATGTTCATCTTTGGAAAGATTGTATATCTCCCAGAAGATGTTCAAATCTACTGGAAGCTTGGTATAACCGATAAACACTGTATAGATTGCCTTACATTCGCAATGAATAGCCCATATGGTAAAAAGGATTTACCAACGGTACCACAGGCAGGGAATACAGCTTGTTTATCAAATTGTCTATGTCAGTTAGAATTCAAAATAGAAGATTATGACAATAAGTATGAAAACTTTCTATTAGATAAGTATATGCCTAGTAGAAAAGAGATACCCGATGAAATGGAAATTGATAGATTAATTGAGGTCAGTTCTCTATTCTATAGATATCGGGGATTGTATGCGATAACTAACAATGCTACATATCTTGTATATGCTAAGAAATTTAAGCTGGAATACTCAGATACAATTCATACAAATAATTATGCAGTTTCTTCACGACTTCCAATTGCTAAGTATGTAGCTGAAATCAAGCTATTCGCTTCCAATGAGCATTTCGAAGTCGCTGTTGATGGGTTTACCCCGAAGGATTTTCTTTCGGTTTTTGATAACGGTCGGCAATTTTACGGAGAGGTAATATCTTCAAATGGTATGTATGTGAAGGTTAAAGACATATCGGGTAAGGTTGTTGATATTGATATAATGAGTGCGATACTGTTTAAATTGAAGGACAATAAATGAAATGAAAGCAATTAAAATCACGTTAAAGCGTTCAGGGTTTACAAATAAGCAAATAAATGAATGGGAAGTGCATTATAACACTGCTCTTGAGCTTAAAATACCATACCCACACTATTACGCATTATTTAAAACAGTTCATTGACATTCAGTCCCACATTCATTTATAGTAAATACAACAGGAGTTCGATTATGAATAAAAAGTTAGTACACGAAATCAATTGGCATGGAACCGACCACAAAGTCGAGACCAAGCAACTTGAAGACGGTACCAAAAAACTGAGTTATATCATTTCTGGTGCTTTCATGCAAGCAGATACTCCGAACAGAAATAATCGTGTATATCCCAAGGAAGTAGCAAATGAAGCTATTGCCAAATTAAGACCAATGGTGGAAGAAGGGCGTATAAGAATGCTCGTTGACCATCCTGGCTTTTTTGATGGTGGCCCTTCTTTGTTAAAGTCTGGTGCTATACTTAAAGAGATTACGGATGTTCAGGAAGATGGGTTTGCATATTATAAAGCTAAGATACTTAACAATGAATCTGCTAAGGTGTTGAAAGACATTTTAGATGAAGGTGGAAAAATTGGTGTTTCTACTAGAGGGTATGGTTATGGTATCGATAAAGAGGTAGAAGGTCACGAAGGTACTTTTGAAGTAATTAGTGATTTTGAACTTAATTCAGTTGATTTCGTAGACGACCCCTCGGTTCTCGACACAGAGAAATACATGCACATCGAATCTAATATAAGGAGTAAACTTACTATGTTTAAAACAGTAGAAGAACTAAGAACTGCTTTGCCAAACTTGGTTAAACAGCTTGTAGATTCAACTACACTTGAATTGAATACTGAATTCGACAAAAAGATTGAAGAAATGAAAGCTACTCTCGAAGAAAAGACTTCTCTCGTAGAAGCTAAAACTGCTCTTCTTGACAGTCTCATTGAAAAAATCAAAGAAATCAGTCCTGACAAATTCAAAGTTGTTGAAGAAAGCGCAATCGTTACTGAAAGAGATGCTGAAATTGTTAAGATTACCGCATCATTAACAGAGGCTATTGCTAATCTTGATAGTTCTAAGCTTGAGCTTAAAACAATCCAAGATGACCACATTAAAGCTGTTAGAGAGGCATACATTGAGCAACTTAAAGCTACTGATGAAGCCTTCTTTAAATTCGAATCATTTGAAAATTGTTTTGAAAATTGCATAACCAAAGACGAAGTAAAAAGCGTTTATGAAAGCAATTCCAAAATCGTTAAAGAAATGACAGAAAATTCTGGCAAGCCAGCTGATTCTAAGTCAAAACAAACTGAAGATAGCGCAGAGAAATCTGACAAAGATTCACTTTTGACCGAAGCTCAATTGATTGACTTTAACGGTAGAAATAAAGATAGACGCTCAATGCGCCTACCTAACATGACAGAAGCCAAATACCTCGAAATGTTTGGTAAAAAATAAGAAGGAGACCATTTGTAATGAAAGTAACATTTACAGAACGAAATGACATGCTTATGGACAAGTATGGACATCTTCTTGACGAAGCCAAACATTTCAGCGGAAGCCAAATGTTGAACGAGTTAGAAGAGAACAAAATGGCTGTCTTAATTGACAATGCTGTTCAAGGTGCTTGTAGAAAGTATGGACAAGACTACAATGAATTCACATTGAGAAGTCTTGATGAAGCAACGACAAAGCAAACAGACACAGGCGATATCGCCTATACTGTGAAGCTTCAACTTGCAATGATTGGTCAAATCTATCCTAATATGATTTCCAGAGAATTCGTTTCTCTACAGCCAATCACTCAACCAAACTATAAAATCTTTTATAACGATTTTAAACGTTCGGATGGAACATCACTTTCCTCAGATATTCACGCAAGACGTGAATATGCAAACAATGTTGAGTATGACCCAACATCACCAACAGATATCCAGACAGTTGACATGGAAGTTACATCGGAAGATGTTGCGGCCACAACTAAAAAGCTCAAGGGTAATGTAACTATAGAAGTTGAACAAGATTTACTTGCATATCATGGTATGAATGCAATGAGCCTTGTGACATCTAATATGGGTGCTGAACTAACTCGTGAGTGGGATAGAACAATCATAGCTGATTTATTCTCTCTAGCTTCTGGTGGTACTGCATATTTCAATAAGAAACAACCTGTTGGAATTTCTTACGAAGAGCGCAAATTCTGGATGGAAACATTCTATGAATCAATCCTCGACGTTGATAACATGATTTTCAAAGCACGTTATCGTAGAACAAACTTCCTAATCGTTTCTGCTGATGAAGCTACATTCATGGCAAAAATGAAAGGTTTTGAAGCTTCGAACATCGCTTCTGATGCTCAAATAATCAAAACTGGTGGACGTTATTTCGCTGGAACACTCGCTAATCGTTGGAGAGTATACGTAGACCCATTCATCACAGGCGAAATGCTTGTTGGTTACAATGGTGCTGGTAACTGGTCTGAGACTGGTTATGTTTTCTCCCCTTACGAAATGGCTTATCTCACTGATGCTTTCACTAATCCTGATACATTAGTTAAGACAAGAGCTATTATGTCAAGAGCGGCCAGAAAATGTGTTATCCCTGGACTTTATGGTAAGGTTATCATAACTAATTCATAATCTCTAAATTAAGAACGGTGAGCTTTTAATTAGGCTCATCGTCTTTTATCGTCAGGCGGTTTGCAAAAATAACCCCGATTATGATAGAATGTTAAATAGTGTTACGGAAACATGAAATCAATATTAAAGGATATAAAAAAATGGCTAAGAAGAAAAATTCAAGTAAGTCAAATAAGAAGAAGATGGATTCTTCTATATCTGAAATTATTCCAAATAATGAAAATGACCTTGGAATAGAATTTCCAGTAGTTGAAGATACCAAACCTATTGTAGAACTTGAAGAAGTTGTGGAAGAGGTTAAGCCTGTTGTCGTTGAAGAAGTTGTTGAAGAGGTTAAGCCTGTTGTCGTTGAAGAAGTTGTTGAAGCAGATGTGCTTGTAAAGGTGAAGTATATCGGTAAATATGGAACGGTGAGCGCACAGATGTTTGATGGAACATTCCAACACTTCATTAGAGGCAATATCCACGACATTCCAGAAAAATATGCACAGCGTCTTCTTAAAGGTAAAGATTATGTTGGTGGTGATCCTGACGAGAACTCATAATATATGGGCTACGTAGCCCTATATCTATATTAAACTGAATGGAGAAATTAAATGGATTTATATGCAAATATGGGGAAGTGTGTACAGATATTACCAACGTCAAGCTCATTTGAGCCTCTTGAGGTCTATCCGAACATGATTTTCGATGCAGATACTATTACGATGGATATAAACATCGTACAGAACGTCGTGCCATTCTCATGTGATTCAATCAAAGAACAGAAGAAGATTGTTTTATGTAGAACATACGCACTGGGTGATGTAATACAATTAATTCCAATTGCCAGACATTTACGTAAGACGTATGGTATGAAGGTCACTATTGCGACAAGTGCTAGATATACAAGAACCATTAAAACGCTATTTCCAGAATTTACAATAATTCCATATACAAGTCGTAATTTGGTGGAGAGTGATATATATGGAATTAAACTTGGATTGGATGGTGTATTAGAAGCCGACCATTCGAATACAAATCCAGAACGGTTAATACACCGAGTTCATATTTATTCAAAATTCATATTGGATGAAGAATTAAATGAACTGGATTGGACTTCTCATGTAAAGGAAAGTAGGATACTATTTAAGAAAACGGATGAAGTGATAGGAATTCAGTTACGTGGTTCTGGTAAAATGAAAACTATGCCAGAGGAATTTGTAAAAAAGATGGTTTTTGAAATCACCAAGACCCATAAAGTAATGTTGATTGACCAAGACTCTAAGCGTGGATTTGAAGGGAAGAATATAATTAATGCATGTGGTAGAACCGATATCGTGAAGTTGTATACACATTTGAAGTATTTGAAGTGTTGTTTAACTATGGATAGTGGCGTATTGTGGCTTGCTCACATGGCTAGTTGCCCTACAATAACCTTTCTTTCATCCACAAGGAAAGAAGAGAGATTATCATTACATCCATTATATAAGCAGGGTAAAGCTCTTGTTGTTGATTTGGCGAAAGATGTAGGGTGTAAACCTTGTTTTGAAACTACAAAATATTGTGGTGGCTCAATTAATTGCATGAACAAGTTTAATTATGATAGAATATTAAATAGTGTTATGGAAAAAATAAAATTAATATTAAAGGACAATTAAAAATGGTTAAGAAAAATACAGGTAAGGCAAATAAAGCCCCCAAATCTCCTAAAGTGTCAAAGGCAACTAAGCCAGAAATTACTACAGCCCCCAAAGTAAATTTGGATGTAACTGTTCCGATAGATGAAGATGATGTTTCAGAAATTGGGCCAGAAGTAAAAGCTCCAGTTGTCAAAAAGACAGAAGAGCCAACAGTTAAGAATGGTATCGTTATGCGTATCAAAGAAAATGCAGTTGCGTTCGGTAAACATTATTTTGATACAACTAAGGAAGCTGGTTGTGATTTATCATTTGCTGGTGAATGGCAACAGGCATATGGTGGATTAATCGCAAGATTACTAGAAACTGATGGTAAAAAAGTTCTTGATATTGGTGGAGCATTTGGTACAATTTCTCATGCTATCGCTACTATTGGTAAATGTAAAGTTCTGAATGTTGATATAAGTAAACACGTTGTTGAAAATCAAACATTCAAAGAGGATAAATTGGTTCCAGCTATAGTTGCACCAATTCAGCATATGAAACAGGTTGATGATGAATCATTTGACGCTGTGCATATTTCTCACGTATTAAACTATGTGCATCCAGAAGACTTAGAACGCTCAATAAAAGAAGTTGCTAGAGTATTGAAATCTGGTGGAAAGTGTTTCATCATTCATTCTGGTAAGACTTTTAAGAAGGATGCATTCAGTGTTGACCATAAAGAGTTAATCGCATTATGTGAAGAGTATATCGGTGATGTATTGAAGATTGATACAGCTAAAGTCGATGACAGAGATTATAAATTCTTCGCTAACTATACATGGGATTGTCTTTTAATTCAAAAGAAATAAGGTGTAAATCATGGATATTGCCAAAATAACTACTCAATTTGAAACATTATATGGAATAGACTTAACAGGTGAAAGTGAAGCAATCTTGCTACAAGATGCAATTAATAAGATTGGTGAATTGTACCCAAAGGTAGAGAAATCTTCTTTGCTTACTGTAGCCGAACAAACTTCATATTCGATAGAACATGAAAATGTAATTGCTCTCAAGGCTGTTTACTACGATAGACAGAGAAACATTTCTCCGTTTGAAAACTCAAGTTTAATCCCAAATGGGAACGATGTGAAATCTCTAAGTCGTCAATTTACTGACATCATGGAAGGTGAAACATTTGACAGATTGAATCCAGTTGGTGCGGTGATAAATGATGCTACTGGCTTTGATTTATTGCCAACGCCAACTCAGGATGATATCGAAGTTCATTACGAATATGCTAGATATAGAACCATTGCCGAAATTCCCGAAATGTTTAAGGATGATTTAACAAAATTATTCTTTAATTATCAAGCGAAGAATGCTCAGTTTGTTGCCATGAAAGATAGTGGTGGAAATCAATTCAACTTTGATAGAATGGGGAATATCGGCGTGGGTTCTGATGGTAAAAAGACACAAAGTGAAAAACTTGACGATGAACTTAAAAGCATCGAAAAGGGCATCCGTAACAAAATTCTAGGACTTCCAGGCTGATGATAACAAGAGAATTCATAGATGAAAATGAGAGGATTATAGATACAATCCTTGATACAACATTAACTCTTTTAGATGATGTAGCAAAATTGATAACTAATTTGAATGATGAACACATGACTGAAAAATTAAAAGCATTTGCAACTGAAATCATTCAAGAAGAGTATGAAATCAATCATTATATAGAAGAAATTATCGATGCTTGGGTACTCACACTCAAAGAAAGTGATGATGGTGTAATAGGCTTCGATATAGAAAATCATGTAAGTGGTGCAATCGAAACTGAGTGGCATAGTTCAAAAACTAGCAATTCATGGTCATATGCACTACAGGATTATTTAAAAGTGATAGATGAAGGTAGGTCATCGTATAGTATACCACAAAGCCCAAAGGGTGAGGTATTGTCAATCGGTAGTCAGGGCGGTGCTGGTGGCTTCCCATACAATCATCAAAAAGGTTCTAAGCCTATAACAATGCCAGCCAAAGATGGAACTAATGTAAAAAATAGAATAAAGCATAGAATTCAGGAATATATTGATAGCTTATTTGAAGGAATCCCAGAAATGGTTGGTGAAGTATTTAGTAATGACAGCCTCATTAAATCACGAATGGCACAATTCTACCAAGGATAAAATATAATGGAAGATTCAAAAAAAGAAAAGATTCTCAAACAAATTGAAGTAGTTATCAAGAATATCAAGACTACAACCATGGCACATGATAGTACATACTATGCAAATACCGTTGGTTATGTGGATAGACAGTATAACAATATCACATTAGAAGAGGTTAAACAACACCCTACGAACTGGGTTGTGATAAATAATCTCGGTGAGAAGCACAAAGCATTAGTTGGTGGTCAGTTTGAAAATAGAATTAATATTCAAATCATTGGCTTTGTTAGAGTTATTAACAATGGCGAAAACCTTGACACGCTAATGAACTCCTTGCAAAAAGATATAATGCTTGCTATGCTTAATGACGTGGGACTAGGTGGTTTGTGCAGTTATCTAGTTCCTACTGTGACGAGAACTGTTGATAAGATGATATATCCGTATGGTGGATTTGCAATGCATATTGATTGCGTGTATGTCACCTTCGGAAAAGACATTTAATAAGGAGAAAAATTATGCGAGCTACAGGTTCACAATCTTCCATAAAATTCGTTCAAGAAAAAACATGGAAAGAAGTTGTTGTTAAAGCTGATATGGCTGAAGTTTATGGTTTAAACGTTCGTTCATGTAATCTTGGTGGAAAGAAAGGTCAATTTCAGTCTGAAACTATCAACCAGTATAGAGCGATTGTCGGTCTTGGTGATGGTAATAAAGCTGTTGATGGTAATATCGTAACTGATTTCTTACCAGAAGGACTCGAAGTTCCATTAAGACATTTATTGGGTAAAGGAACTATAGCCACAAGTGGTACTGGCCCTTATACACACACATTAAAAGGTTCTGCTGATTCTATGCAGGGTTTAATGATACAGAAAGCTTTCACGAATGTTGACGAATATTTTATTTATACAGGTAATCGTATTAATAGCATGGCTATTAACATCATTCAAGAAGGTTTCCATGATGTAACATGGGATATGATTGGTTCTACCGAAACTATCTCAGCAACTGACCAAATGCCAGTTAATGCTGACGATGACCCACCAGTTTATCCTACTAAGTCTGGTTTCACTGGTTATGACTGTGTTGTATCCACTGACCATGCTACACCAGGAACTTTCGTTGCTATAAGTAACGTAACTGATGGTAACATCAACATTAGTAATAGTGTTGAAACTGATGGTTATGTTCTTGGCTCTGACGAAAGAGCATCTGCTGAACTCGGAATGCGTGAATGTTCTGGTGCTTTCAAAATGTTCTTTAGTGATTCTACATTATATGCTCTATTTAATAGTGGTATTGAGTGTGGTTTACGCTTCACATTTGACAATGAAACAGACTCCATTACATTTGAATTTCCAAAAGTGAAAATCCAAGGTGACTCACCTGCGATTGAATCCGCTTCTGGTGTTAATCTCAATCTAACTTTCAAAGCTAGATATGATACAACAACTTCAACGGATGTTACAGTTACTATTGTAAATAGTACTGCGACAATTGACGAAGAACCAACATAGAATCAAATTTAATTATTTGAGACTTGTTTTAATATAGGTACATGTGTTACTATTTTAGTGGCACCTGTGCCTATTTTATATTAAGGGGAATTTTTATAATGTTAAAAATTGCAAATATTATTGCGAAGACTGTTCCATCTGCTTTTGTTAAGTACGACGAAGACTTTGGTGTCGAATTCGACTTACTCTTCATTCAAAAAGAAGAATTGAACAAAATCACTGGTCAATTTACAAAGATGAAATTCAATCCAAAGACTCATCAAAAAGATGAAGTTATTGATTCAGACGGATTGAGAAATCGAATCTGTGAAAAATGTGTTAAGGGTTGGAAAGGTGTTACCCCTCGTTGGTTAGCAACTATGTTCCCAATAGACAAAGAAGAAGTTGAAGATATGGAAGAAGAAATTGAATTCTCCCAAGAAAATCTAACAACTATCATAGAAAAAGCTTATGGGCTTGATGGTTGGATTTTTGAAAACGTAAGAAATGGTGCAAATTTCAATCGTTCTCAAGAACACAAAGATGAACAAATAAAAAACTAAAACTCTTTGCGGAGTGGCAATTTCGAGCCAACTCTGCATCATGCGAAGACTGCATGAATCATTACCAGAGGATAAAGAAGTGTGATCCACCTTGTTTTGAAAATGGGATATGTGAATTCGGGAAGCCCGATTTATGGGTATCCAATCATTATGCTTGGGAGCTATGGCAGAAATGTTCATCGCAGGTTATAGTGGCTGGAATGGGTGACGTTCTAGGTATAAAATTTGAGGCAATCGCTTTCATTTTTGACCTTTACGAAATCTATGAACCAGAAGAAAGACAATTTTACTTTGAAAAAATCCTAATTATTGATATAATTAGATTGAAGAGTAAAAGTTCTGGTGGAACGATTACCAATAATAAGGGTAGAAAATCTAAATAGAAACGAATAAATGACAATATACCGATTGGAAACGATTTGTATATTGTCATTTTTTTATGGAGCGATACTATGGCTATAAATAATCTGAATAAGTTACTTACAGATATTAACAAGATTCGTGAGAATACTTTAGATTTAAAGAAAGTAAACGATGAAATGCGTAATACTCTCGAAAAGAACACTAAAGCCACTAATGATTATGGTAAAAGTGTTGATAAAGTCAGTCGCTCCGTTGAAGAGCTTGAGGCAATTGAAGCAAGGCGTTCAGCAAGAGCAGAAGAGCGAAGAGCCAAACGACAAAAACAAATAGATGATAACGAAAAACAGATAGCCACTATTAAGCGACTTGAGGGTGCTAATAAGTCAATGGCTGACCAATTGGCTTCACTTTCAAGCAAGATGAATTCGTTTAAAAGTCAAACTGCACAAGTAACTCAAGGTGTAGGTTCTGGTGCTGTTTCATCCAAAGCCGAAATCACTTCTCTTACAAATGCATTAAAAGGATTTGCAAGCACAATCAAAACTGCTGGAAATGGTTCTACTAATGCAACTACAAAGATTGTAAATGACGCAAAGAAGATTAAGAGTGGAATGGAGAGTGCTTTCTTCGGTAGCCAAAAAGCCAGAGGTAAAAGCTCTATAGCTAGTTTCTTCAAAGAACAATTCCAAGGTGTAAGCACAGCAATCACAAAAGAGGTTGCTAATGTTCAGGCAAGTGGTTTTAAGCTCGGTCAGGGCGTTGTTGCAGGAATATCAACTGGAATATCCAGCGGAGCAGGAAACGCCACCATAGGCAAAGCCCTGGCGAAGCAATTGGGTAAAATTGTTGACCAACAAACACAAGAAGCATATAAAGCTCTTTCAAAAATCATTAAAGGTTGGGATAACCTATTAGATAGTGATAAAATTGAAAAGATTTCAGAAGTTGCTGGTGATATAAAAGAGAAGCTTGCAACAATAAAAGATATTAAGTTGATTGATACAACTTCAACATTTGGAACGCCAGATAAAAAGAAATCCACCATGAAAGAGTATGATGGTAGATTGAAAAATATTAAAAATTTCAATAAAGAAGTTATAAAGTTGGCAGGTTCATTGAATACAGAACTTACCACAAAACAAAAATCAAGCATTAAACAAATAGCAAGCCTTGAGTCCAGAGCATCCAAGGCTATGCTGAAATCGGTTGCAAATGGTAATCCAGAACAGGGAATGGATAAGGTTAAATTTTTTCAAAAGCAAGCCAAAGAAATTCAAACCTCCATGAAGCGTTCTGTTTCGGTTATGAACATGAATGTAAAAGCTCAGAAGGATGCCACTAACACAGAAATCGACCAACAAAAAATTAAGAATACTGTTTGGATGAACTCTTTAAAGAATCGTGAAGATTTTTATAAGAAGAATATTAAAGTTGTTGAAAGTGGCGAAACCCAACTAAGACAAATCCAGGGCAAATTCACTTCTAAAGAGTTGGCTCCAGGTGGACTTAGCAAAGGTAAGCTGGGATTTACCGCTTCTGGTGCTAGTGAGCAAGAATTGGTTAAGATAATGGCACGTATGAATTCAACTATGCGTAAAACCGCTTCTGACCAAACAATAAGCCTTACTGACATGACAAAGAGCTTTAAATCATATACCACAAACTACGAAGTTTATAGTATGCGTTTAATCACTATGATGAATGAGCGACAAGCCAGAGAGAAAGCTTCCAGTATTGCCTTTAAAGAAGAACTTAAATCTCGCAAAAATGCAGTTAAGAATATTGGTTCTCCTTTAAGCTTTTTAAGTGAAACTGAAAATATCATTAAGGATAATGCAAAGATAGCAAAACAGGATTTTGAAAAGCGACTTGTAAATGCGAAAGAATATTATTCTGAGTATATGAAGAATGAAGAAACATTTCAAGAAAATTTGAGACAACTTAGTGGTAAATGGACTGAGAAAGAATTATATAGTAAGAAAGAAAGTACTAGAGCCATAAGTGGCGATATTAGCATTGAAGCAGAAGTCAAACAGTTGAAAAAGATGCAAGACCTTCTCAATGATGCCAGAACCAATGCACAGAAGTCACAAGCAGATATCGCTGGTGGTGGAAATGGGGAAATGTATATAAAACAGGCTATGGAAGCTCAGAAAGCATATGTCATCGAAAAAGATGTAATGGAAAAATTGATTTATGGTCGACTTAATGTAAAGCGAAAAGAAGATAAAATCATAAAAGATGCAGAACTTAAAGATAAAGCTAGTATGGCTACAAAAATCTCTATTGCAATGAAAGTGAATAAAGCAAAAGAGAAGTTGATGCGTGATGAAAAATCATATCAAACTAAGATGGATAATGATGCAATTGCTTCTGCTAAACTTACAAAAAACGCCAAAATAAAATCTGCACAAGAAACTTCAAAAGCTCTTTCTAAATTGGGTGAAAGTATAGGCTTCGGTTATAGAAACAGAAACCTATTTGAATCGGCTTCCCAGAGTGCCTACGCCATTAGAAGATTTGGACACGATATGGGAATGGGGTTACAGGCTGTCATAAAGAAAATGATGGTTCTAACAGCAATGTTTACAGCATTTGCCGTAGCAGTATCCGCTACTGCCGTTGTAGCATCTAAGAAATTCTTAGATTTCGGTGAAAGTATTATAAAAGCAACTGAAAGTATTAGGGGTTATCGTATCGCTTTATATGGTATGATGCAATCTCAGGCTGGTGTCAACGAATTGATTGCCACAGCTACCAAAGTTACCGCCGACTTACCAATTGGTTTCCAACAGGTTCAAGAATCTCTCAAGGGATTAGTTTTAATCGCCCCAGTTAGAGATATGTTGAAAAATGCTGATGATGTAGAAGCGACAATGGGAAGACTTTATAAAATCGTCATAGGTTTGGCGCAAATTCAACCTGAGTGGGGAGCCAAGGGTGCTATATTCTCTTTGAGAAACGCATTGACTGGTGACTTACGCTCATTACAAAGAAGATTTGAGATACCAGTTAGAGCAATTTATTCTGATGAAGGTGTTTCTCTTCAAGATTTACAATATCAACCTGAAAAGATGGTTGAGACATTATCTAAATATATCTCTACATTTTATAACTCAGAAACCTTGAGTATGCAGAATGCTCAGTTTGGAGCAGTGTTAGAGAAGTTGAAAGGTGTATGGGTAAACTTCCTATCATCTATCGGTGAGTCTGGGTTCTACGATATATTTGTAAAACAATTTATTGATGTGAGAAATGTTTTGCAGGATTTTGAAAAAACATCTGGCTTCAAAACCCTTGCAAAAAGTATAAGTAACTCAATGTCAACAATCCTTATATCTGTGAAAACAGTTCTTTCATATATTGGTGGAAACATCATGAAGAATGTATTTGGTATTGATGAAAAGTCAAACAAGGCTGATGTAGTTAGCAAAATGTTTGAAACTACAGCAAAGACAATTAAAGCATTGTCGGCGATGATACAAGATGATTCAACCAGAACATACATAAAAGATACTGGTACAGCAATGTATGAGTCAATCATCAATCCAATAAAAGAATTTGCTAGAATTTCTTATTCCATGTTCAAAGATGTTAAGGCTGGTATTGAATATATATCAAATGCTCTACAGGCAATGGGTAAAGATTCCACTTTTGGTGATGTAGCCAAAAAAGGATTGTTGTGGACTATGATAATCGGCCCTGGAAACGTAGCAATGATAGGGGCTAGTGCTGGTATATTATTTGCAAACGTTCTTGGAATGTTCGTAAATACTGTTAAAGTAATGATTGCGTTGATGGGATTCCTCAAAACAACTTGGTTGGGAGTTTGGTTAGCTCCATTTGCTAAGATTGCTCTTGCGTTTGGCGGAGTTGTTGCCTTGGTGAAAGGACTTCAATTTGCATTAATTAATCCTGAGGAAACGAAAGAAACCATTAGAGATATTGCGGATTTTCTAGTAATTACATTAGGAATTGCCTTCTCGAACATAGCCAAACAAATGGCAAAGTTGGCATTATTAATTGCAAGTAAAATTCCATTTTTGAATAGTTTTTTACCAAAAAGTGAATATGCTGGTAATACAGGCATATCATACAAACAGGCAGAAATATCCAGACTTGAGGCAGGGCATCGTAATATAAATATTCCTTCTGACGGAGACCCATATGGAATGCCTCGTAATTTGGTAAATCCTAATCAAAAGCAGATTGATAGGCTCAGAGCAGAAATAGAAGCAATACAGAATGACAAGTCACAGATTAGTGATATTGATAAAGTGTTAAATGTATCATTGATGACAGAAATGTATGCAGGTTGGTCAACGAATGCGATTGGAAAACAACTGGTAATTAAGGGTGGTTATATTGAAAAGGGTATTGGCTGGGTATCATCACTTGTCGGCGGTCTAAGTAATTTATTGACAGATACAGATAAAGAGCTTGAAAAATTAGTTGTTCCAATAACTGATACAAAAACTGGTAAATCTGTAGTTGCAGATATAAAGAATTTGACAGACTCAACCAAAAATTCTGCAATGCCTATGTTCAAAGCGATACAAGAACTTAATGGGATTGGTGTACAAATCACATCAGCATTCCGTAAAGGTGATAGTGGAACTCATGGTAAAGGATATTCAATAGATTCACAAATCCTTTCAAATGGTGGAGTTGCTGATGGTAGTACTGGATTAGGCTATAATGCATATAAACAATCCATATCCAAAATGGTAGAGCATGGCGGTATTAAAAAAATCATAATGGAATCTGCTAATGGTAAGAAGATGAATGAAACGATAGCAGAAAAATTGAACAAGGAATTTAAAGATACTGATATATCTTATAAACAAGTTGCAGGACAGAAAAATCCTGTAATGCATACTGAATTTATTCAAAAAGGTGTAGATGCAATCAAAACTGACATCGGGGCAGTTGCACAAAATTTATATAAGAATTTTACAAATACTTTAAATAATACTGAGATTGATGTATTCAGCGGTATCAATGAAGTTGCTGGTTCAGAACCAGGAAAACAATTAATACATGCACTTGATGGTATGCATGGAGCAACTAATAAGTTATCAAAAGGTATAAAACTTAGAGCTTCTAGTATGGTTGGTATGGTCACAGCCACATTCGAACAATTTAAAAAAGATAACGGACAAATGTTCGGCCCTTCTGCGTTAAAGGAAATGGAAGCATCTTTCAATAAATATGAAGAAAGTAAACGGGCAATTCTTAACAAAATTGACATGAAGAGTGAATTGTCTAATGAAGGTGTCAAAATTGCATACGAAGAATTTCTAAAAAATATGTTTATGTTTGGTGGAGAAGAATATAGTGAAAAAGATAAATTCGCAAACTTCGCAATCCAAAAATCAAAGATGAAAACTGCTTCGATGGGTGTTGGTGTAAGTCAATACTCTGATGTAAATTCGGTATTACCTATGATGGGTATGCTTGGAATGATGACAGCCTCTCAAAACTCTGCTAGAACTTCTCAAAGCGTAGTATATGATGGTGCTGATATATCCAAACAGAACTTACTTTCATTACAATTGATGGAAAATGTAAGTGCTACCTTATTACAAACTCAAATATTGAAAAAAGAATTCGAATTCTTATCTGTTCCAGCGGATATATTGGCAAGTAATTGGCAGACTGAATTCAATGATAAGGCATTGGTTGAAAGCGTGAGAATGGCACATATCTTAAATGCAGATTTCACAGCAAATAAAGAAACTATGGATAGAGCATTTAAAAACGTTCAGAAGTTGCGACTAGAGGGCATGGGCTTAGACGATGCCATTGATGCAACTAAAAAGAATTATGTTAATGATAAAGATGTTGATAGGGTTCATGAAATCCTTGAATCAACAAGAGAAAGATTCCATTATATTCAAAAAGAATATGGGGTATTGGCTAAGACTAGAAAGTTGGATGCAAAGAAATTAACAGATTTGAAAAAATATAATGCGGTTCAACTTCTTGCAAATAAATCAAAGTATTTGGGTAGCAAAAATAAAGCTGTTAGAACTGGCTATTCTCAAGAATTCAGCGGTTTAGTTGCCGAAGGTGAAATTACAGATGCAAACGTAATCGTACAATCATCTATAGAAAATGCAGTTGCTGAATGGGATAATTTTGGAACAATCATCGAAACTTCTACAAAAGAAACTGTTAATAATATGAGTAGTGCTTTTGAAACTGGTTTCTTCGATATCATGACAGGTAAAATCAAAGGTCTTGGTGAAATGTTTAGTAGTATCGGTCAATCAATCATTGGTAGTATTGCAAAAATCATTTCTAAGATGCTTGCAATGTCGGCTACGAAGATGATATTCGGCATAGATATGAATGGTTCATCGGGTGGTTCTGCTGGTGGCTTGTTGGGTGGTCTATTCAGTATGTTTACTGGTGGCTCATCTGGTGGAGGCTTTGGAAGTTCAGCTATAGGAGCATTGAGTGGCTTATTAGACCCAGGAAATTCTACAACTCGTGGTGGTGGAATTGGTGCAATGTTGGCTAATGTAGTTGGAGCTTCTTCTGGTGCTGGCGGAGGCTTATTAAGTGGTATCCTAACAACTGGTGGAACCGCTGGTGCTGGTCTAATGGCCGGTGGAGCAGGAGCAGGAATACTTTCAAGCCTTATCGGTAGCACAGTTTCTAGCACATTGGCAAGTAAGGGCGTTATGGCCGCAATCAACGCAGGAGCAAGTCATGGAGCGATTGCGGCAAGTGCATTAAAGTTCTTAGCAAATCCAGCAACTTTAATAGCTGGTGGGGTGGCCGCATTTATAACACAGCCAGGACGATGGTTAGGTGGTTCTGTAGATAAAACTCAACCAGCTAGAGCCGCACAAGCGTCTTGGAATGATCAACGAAGTGAAATGATGAATAGACGAACTATAGATACATTGGATTATTACATGGGCGATACTGCATCTATTGAGGGCGCACAAATGGGTGGAATTGGACTTACAACTTGGAAGTCTGGTGCTAAATATGGTTATGATATGTGGAATGGCCCTTCCGAAACTCATGCATCTGCCGACCCAAGCGCATATCTAGCGAGTCTTGAAGGTTATTACAAGTTACTTATGTTGGCTGGCGAAAGTCATTATGAAAATGTAAAGAAGCTTAATAAACAGGGTGAAACTAACCAATTTAAATCATTACAAATGCAACTTGCATTCGACAGCAAAAAAATGACTATAATACAAGCTGAATATGCTAGATTTGCTTCTCCGAAATACACTGGTGCAGATAAGCGTGATAAGATGGATGAATGGAGAGATGCAGAACTAGAAGCAGAATACGCAAATTGGCAATTACAGGAAGAAGTTCTCAAGATGGAGAAAGAAACCGCTTATGCCAAAATGAATTATGAAACTTGGGTTGCTAGTATGGGGCAAAATCAAGTGGCAATCGCTACAACTGCAATATCTATAGAGAAAGAAAGAATGGCGAAGTTGGATGCAAATTCTTTGGAATGGTATGAAGCTAAAATGAGCTTAATGCAGAATGAAATTTCTCTTGCAAATACTTTAAAGGCAAATGCAAATGAAGCAAAGAATACATTAGCAAATACATTCCTATCCCTAGCTAAGATGGGTCAAACTGGAATGGTTAGTACTGGAATGGGATTGGCAAGAATGCCTAGATTATTAAATCCAAATGCTGATGGGCGTTATGGCGTTATGGCTCCAGTTAAAAAGAATGTAGATTTGATAAAAGGTCTTAAAGACGGAAATCTTGATATGTCACAAGTTGCTCATATAGTCGGTGCAAAGAAAACTGGAATGGGTGGTAGTGGTATATTTGACACACATATAAATCGTGAAAATGTTTGGGAAAGATCACAGAATTGGTTTGGTGGAGCATCTTCTAGTAATATTCAAAAGCGAATTGAGCAAATTCAATCCAGTGGTGGAAAGAACGTTGTTTATAATCGTGGGAAGATTGAATGGGATACCGAAGTTGAAAGATTGGTACAAACTTGGGATATGACAATTGAAGATGCTATCACTGAGCTAACTGAAGATATGAATAGATATATTGGTGATTATTCATTGACATTGGAAACTACACAAATTGGCGAAAGTACAAGAAATTTATTGAATAATATCGATAGCTCAATTGGCGATAAATTTGATATATTGACACAGACATACAGAAACCTTGAAATAGGTCGTGCATCTGGTTTCATTGATAATAATGAATTCATTACTGCTATGAAGGAAACTGATAGAGATATGGCTTCTTTCGTCAATGGATTGGCAGGAAACATCAATCAGGTTATCAAAAGCGGTTATATAAGCTTAAATGATGGGTATATTGCCAATTTCAATGCTAGTGTTGCTAGTGGAAATACTGGTGATATTGAAAATTCATTTGATGCAATCATAAAGGCTGGAAATAAAGGCAGAACTAAAGAAGGAATGCTTGATTATTTCAAAGGTGATGACGATTTCTCCAATATGAATAGTGTATTGGCTGGTGACGACATGAAGGATATTCGTGAAATCATGGACTTGAGCCAAACCAAAGAAAAATATAATGCATTTGTTGGATATAAAGACTTTGAATATTGGCAACGAAAGGCTGGTTCTGGTACGGGAGAAAGTTGGGGAGAAAGTTGGGAACTTAAAACTATTTCATATCCACAATATGAAGAAAGAACACGCCTAGTAGACCCAATAAATGACCTTAGTAATACATATGACAGTCCTTGGGAATTATATTATGAAACTAAGAAAGCAACTATAATGAACAAGTTGAATAGTGCAGAAGATGAAAGTGCTGAATGGTTTGATGCACAATCAGAATTCTTTGCTCTAATGACTGAAAATATGGAACATGCCAAGGAAAAGGCTGAGAAGTTACAAGATGATTTGAATGGTATGTTTGGCAAAATCGAAGAAACTATGCGAATGCGAATTGCAGAAGAGAAAGAAACTGCTAAGGGTGATGTATATTACTTTGATGTTGGCGAAACAAGAGATTCAAAAGTTATGCTTGACAAAATGCTTGAAGCGGTTAAGACTAATGACCCAGATGCTCAAAAATTAATTGATGCATTTAGAAAGAAAATGATGGGGATTAAATAATTATGAAGCAGATGACAAACTATAAACCTGTTAGTGGCGATTCAACTGGAATTACTGTATCCTCGGAACATGCAACTTTCTCAAAAGCTAACTTAAAAGAATTATACCCTAGTCTGTGCTGGAAAAGTACAGTAATAACAGAAAATATCATCCAATACGACTTGGGTGGTAGTATGACACATAATGCATTATTCTTAAATCGATTTAATTTCGCAGAATTCTATGTAGAAACGTGGAATGGTAGCGCATGGGTGGTTCAAGAACACGTTCAAAACCAAACAACCGATGAATTGCATGATGAGGATTATATGCACTATCTGGTGGATGTTACAGGAACATATCAATTAATTCGGGTTAGAATTCCTGCACAAACTCCATTATTCGAACAAACGTATTTTAAAATAGGAAATATGCTAGTTGGTGATATGGTTCAGATATGGAGTCCTAAAAGTGGATTTGCGGTCAAAGAAGACCCAAGTCGTATCTTTACAAAGTTTAAGAGTGGGTTTACTTCCTCAAAGAAAATTGGCAAGACCAAAAGAATTTTTACAGCTTCGTTTGATAAATTCTCCAAAATAGAATATAATAAAATCGTGAAGACGTATGAGCCATTTGTTATATATCAAGAATTTGAAAATGATAAAACTCAGGTCTACTTAGTTCAGAAAGTTACAGGCTATAATAAAAATTATCATATGGCTACAACTGTGAATATGCCATTTAATTTTGAGGAAATTGTTTGATATGTTAAGAGTTCATGCACTGATTGGAGCAAATAACCTTTATTTGTCAGGCGAACCATTGGATTATGACGACAAATTTTGGCAACCACGTATTATAAATGAGTTTGAAATAAATAGAGAATTTGAATTCTCTAGTAAAAATAATAATAAAATTACGTCACTTTCATTAAGTCTTGATAATTCAGATGGTTATTTTGATACATATGAAACTACTCTAGGTCTATTAAATCAGAAGTTTACATTCTATTTTAATGAGGGTGATGATAAAGTAAAAACATTTACTGGTAAGGTTAATAAGGTCAGTTCATACGGTGAAAAGATTTCTCTTGAGGTTCTTCAAACTGGTTATGAATACCTTGATATGCCTATGCCAGATGCTCAAATAGCATACGATTTCTATTCTACAAATGGCTTAAATCACAGTTGGAATGCTGTACCTGTACCGATAGGAACTGTAAATCGAATGCCCTTGGCTTGGGTGAACTTAGCTTATTCAGAATTCATCATAGGTTCTGGGCCAATTTTTAAAGTTCGTAAATTATATTTTGATAAAGTTGAAGTATATAATGTAGATAGCGGTGTCAATGGTTATCAACCTAGCCCAGATTATGCTAAGGTGAAATTCAGAATATTTCATGGTGCTGGAACCAGTGGTGCGCCTGAAACTGTAGATGGTCACGTTAGTAGATATCCTGGATTTGCATACATCGAAGTCTATAAAGATGTTGGTGGAGACCCTGCTGACCCACTTACACCTGATGGTGATACTGCTCAAATATATGCAGATGTTGATGGTTTAAGAAATGCTGGAAACACTGACGCAGAGCGTAACCCTGCACAAATCCTATATAATTTATATACAAAGAACTCTACAGAATGGGAAGGATATGGACTTGGTGTAACTCCAGATGATGACATAATTGATTTCAATGATGCTATTGACGAATGTACTGCTCAGGGATTTAAAATTGATGGTGTTCTTGATAAAACAACTGAATTTAGAGAATGGCAAAAAGAAATTTGCAAATGTTGTCGTGGTGCAGTAGTTGAAGAAGAAGGTAAAATCAAAATGTATATTGATACAGTGAAGATACCTGCAACTACACTATTCGATGAAAGTGGTGACTCTGGTTATGTTTGTGATGTTTCAACATGGAGCGAACCAGATTTAGAAAGCCAAATTAACAGAATGAAGTTGAGCTATTCTTGGAATTTTGAACTTCAAAACTATAATAAGAAACCTGCTATCAATGGCGAGTCTTCTATAACCGACCCATACTTAGTGAATGAAACTCATGCATTGCGTATAGGTAAGTGGAATACAGAAGAGCTTAATTTTAAATTGATTAAGGATGATGCTACGGCGCACAAATTAGCGCAATACTATCTGAATAAACAAGTGTTGCAATTGAAGACCGCCACACTCACCACAATCGAAGATATACCTAATTTAGATGCTAAGGATAACATCAGTGTAACTTGTAGTAGATATGGATGGGTAGCAAAAGAATTTATAATCACTAAGATTAGTAGAGCGCAAGGCAAGACTACAATGTCTATACGTGAATATGCTAGTGGTGTTTACACGTTTGTAAATCCAGGAACTGGCGTTGAAGAAACTGGAAACACTTATTCAGTTTATAACATTCCAGAAAAACCAGTTATGACCTCTTTAAATTTGGTTAATGAAACACTGGCAGATGGAACAAATCAAACTAAGGTTAATGTGAATTTCACAAGACCTGCAACAAATGTGGTAATGACTGCGCTGTATTATAAGCTGTCAAGCGAAGCTGAAAGCGAATTCAGAGCTTTGGATATTACGGTTGATACTTCTCAAATACAAACAATTTGGAAAGGAATTGAATCGGGTAGCTATAATTTTAGACTCGTTTCAATCAGCCCAGTTGGAATATATTCAGGTATATCGATTGAAAGTGGTGATACTCATTATTATGGACAACCTGGTTCTGAGACTACATTGGTCGTAGTTGGTGATGCTGGTATTCCTGGACAACCAAACATTTCAAGCCCAGTTCCAACTAAGGGTGGAGCTAGTATCTATATAGAAATTGCTGGTGGTTTACCAGACGATTTCTCACATTTTAAAATATTTAGACAATTCTCAGGATATCCAAAAGCTGAGATTTCTAATAATCAATCAGGACAACTATTTGTAGATAATGATAACTTAAATCAATATCTTGCTCGACAATATTCGGCAATTGCTTATGATAAAACTGGAAATGCTAGTCCTGAAAGCAATTTAAGTCTTAGTATTACCCCATTACAAATTGGTAATAATGATATTACTGAGGGTGAACAAATTATAGCCAAAGATTTTAGAACAGCATTGAATGTTGAGATAGGAACTCCAGGAGTTGCTTTTAATTCGTTTGGTCTCAATGCATACAATAATACCGCAAATACATTCAGCATCGATGCAAATACTGGTAACGTCACAATGACAGGAACTATTACCGCAACTGATGGTTTAATTGGTGGCTTCACAATTGATGAAACAGAAGGTTTATATGCTGGAACTGGTGCTACTAGAGTTCAAATGAAAGCTGGTGCTGGTTTTTGGGCTGGTGCTACTGCTCAAGCTTCTGCTCCATTTTCAGTTAGCCAAGCTGGTGCTTTAAAGGCTACAGATGGTTTAATCGGTGGTTGGTGTATGGATTCATATAAATTATGGTCTGGAACAGCATTGGGGGCAGTTGGAAATCATATAATGTTATCTAACTCAAATCAAGGTTCTGGTTATGCTTATAATCAAACTAGGATTTTAAGTGGATTATCTTACACATGGCATGAGAGTAGTAATGCTGGTCATATTGTATTTGGTCAGATAGCAACTGCTGGTGGCTCTGCATTAAAAACAGATTTCTACGGAATACAAATGATGCGTTGGAGTGGTGAAGAATACTTTGCATTATCAACTAGAATTGGGACAGGTGTTAATGAACAATATAACCGTATTGGTGGTTGGTGTTTCACAAATAACTGTTTATGTAGTGGTGGAATAGGTATAAATAGTTCTGGTTCTATAGCTGGTAATTATTCTGCTCATGTTAGTGGTTGGTGTATTAGTGGAACTGGAAATGCAGAATTTAACGATGTTACAGTTAGAGGAACTGTATATGCTACTTCGGGTAGTTTTACTGGTTCTATATATGCTAATGTTGGTGGAACGATAGCTGGTTGGAACTTAAATTCTACTCAATTATATTCTGCTTCATGTTGCTTAATTCTTTGTTCAAATGGTAGTATTTCATCTCAATTTACATCTGGAAACAAAGGCTGGCAGATAGATTGTAGTGGTGGTGCTGAATTTAACGATATCACCGCTAGAGGCGCAATTAGAACGGCGGTATTTATCAAAGATGAAATATCTGTAATTGGTGGTAGAACGCTGATTAGACCTGCAACAACAATTAGTTATGAGAATTGTTTAGGCACCTCTACTACATGGTTATATTCAGAAGATACATCTCAATTTGCCGTTAATGATATAGTTAGAGTGAAAGACGAAGATAACGATTACTGGGGGATTGTATATTCATGCACAGCGACATACATTGGAGTTGTTAGACAAAGTGGAGATTATGGTTGGACTCCAACAAAAGGACAAGCAATAGTGAATTATGGTTGCAATGTATGCTGTGGCGGTATTCTCCTAGATGGTCAATGCCCATATATTGATATTTATACTCATTCTGGCAACCCTTGGACTTACACTGATAGCAGAGTTAGACTTGGAAATTTAAAAGGTTGGGGTGGTTTCTCAACTGATACTTATGGTATTGGTATAGGAAGTAGCACTGGACACTGTCTAAGCTATGATGATATTAGTGGCACTCTTAATATAAAAGGTGCAATCAATATTCAAGCTGGTTCAAGTATAGCTGGAACGGCTATCGGAACAATGGCAACTAGAGATAGTGTTCTAGCTTCAGATATGTTAGGTACTGGTGGTACTGGTGGTGCAATAAATGATGACCCTAACTTTACGGATTCATCCGCTTGGATGAGTCGTGGGGGTGGTCAGTATGTGTTCACAACGGTTACTGATGGTAAGGTTGGAAACAATTTATTACGTTCTGCTACAGGTACTAGTTCATTCCCATTTACAGCTAGATACTATCCAATTGACCTTAATAAAACTTATAGAATACGTGCATGGGTTAGAAGAAGTGCTACATCAGATGGTATATTGTATATGTCATGGCAAAAATACGATGCAAACGGTACAAAATTGGATGCAAACGAAGGTTGTTATGTAGTTGGTGGTGTAACACCTAGTACATCATGGACAGAGTATTCTGTGGTGGTTGGTTACGGTACTTCAACATTAGCACAATCAAATGCAAAAACTATGAAAATTGGATTTCTATTAAATTATGGTGCATCTTCTGGGTATATGGAAGTACAGGACTTCCGAATAGAAGAAGTGTTGCCAGGTTCTCTTGTTCGTGGAATGGACAATTTATCTAATTTAACCACATCAGTAATACCAACAACTGCAATCGCCCCAAGTGGTGCAGGTCTATATCTTGGTTCCAATTTTTTAGGATATTATGATAGTTCGAATTGGAAAACTTACATGGATAACTCAGGTAACTTTCATTTGGGTGGTTCAAGTCCAACAACAGGTCTATCATGGGATG